CCTTGCCTTCGCTCTTCGGCTCCGGCTTTTGGTCTGCCTTCTGCTGCTGCTGCGCACGTTGCAGAATTCCTTCACTGACTAGCGGTGCGGCCTCGTCCTCATCGAGTTCGATGTAGGCGCCTTCCTTGAACCGCTTCTTGTTGAGACGCACCGGGCTTTTGACTAGATACTTCATCGCACAACCTTTCAAATGCGCGCCCGCGACTCCAGCGCCGCGGGCTTTCTCTTGTGTGAATCTGCTCGCCAGGCACGGGCGGAAGGTGGTCGACTAACGTCGCTGCCGCCCGTGCCCTTTGAGATCTACATTGCTAGTGCAATGGGTATGGCTATCAGGCTGCGACGGCGTTCTGCCAGAAGTAGCCGGCGTAGGGTGCGCAGATGAGCGGCTTCGTGGACTCGCCGACCTTCGCGAGCTCGCCGCCGCGCAGGCCCATCTCTGGATCCGGAATCATGCCCGCAAGGCGCGTGCCGAACTCGAACGTAGCGCCAAAAGTTAGGCCACCAACCTGAGCCGCCGCACGGTCACGATATACGGCCGCCACGTGGCCACCCCACACTCGCACCATGTTCGCTGCTGCACCGGGTTTGGCAGTGTTAACCCAGCCAGTTCCGACAACGACCTCTTGGACCTCGTGCAGCTCCGCGACTTGCTCGCGCGTTACGCGTCCGTGAGTTGCCGCGGAACCGTGCACCGATTGCACGACGCTGATGTGCCGGCGGTAAGCTGACCATGCTCGTTGGCCAAAGACGAGCACGTTTGGTCGCACGAGTGCCGCATCGAGTCCGTCATCGATGTTTCCCATGGGGTCCGCGGCAGCCTCGGTGAACTGGTCAGCGGGCAACACCGTCTCGCGACAGGCCAGAGGATAGGTGTTGAGGTCGAACACCAAGTTCGCGACATCGATCTCATGCTGCAGAAGCACGAGGCTCGTTGCAAACTCGGTCGCGCTCTTGCGCGGGTCAGATCCGCCCTTTCCTGTGCCGTTCGTGTCGTAGTACGAGAGAGGGATCTCGATTGCGTTGTCGTAGGTTTCGCCCTGCGTCCGCACGCCGCTCAGGTCAACGCGATTCACTCGCGACCGCGGACCGGTGCGCATCTGCGGCAACGTGAACGCCTTGTGGACGTCGTTGAACTGCGTGTAACTAAACAGGGTGCTGCCGACGGAAGCGCGCGGCAGTACGGAATCGGCAATGAGGCTGACGTCTGGATTGCGATAGGCAATCGCGATGGCGGTCAGCTCGGGATCGGCTGGGAATGCAGTAGCGGCCATGTGGTCCTTTTCGGATTAGTTGCTTCCACGCGGGGCACGCTGAGGGTTCGCATGCCCCGCGTGGAAAGCGCGTCTCTCTTTTTTGGTAGTACTTGTCAGCCTCGGATTACACGAGCGGTCGAACCGGAGCGATGAGCACCGACCCGATCACTCCAGCTGCGGCGCCTGCCTCTTGGGCAACGCCAATGACACTATTACCAGCGGCAGCTGGAATCCCACGACCTTGGGCGTCAGAGGTCAGCGGATTGCCCGCTGCTACGACTGCGCCGTACTCGATAGGCGTGATTCCGGCCTGGACGATGTCGCCAGCGGTACCGTCGGCAATATCGAGCGCTCCGATGACACCCATTAGTGCTTGGTTTGCTGCTGTGGATTGGGCTACTTGCCCATCGGTGCCAGTCTCACGCACGATTCTATACTTCGTGCCCGCGCCACTCAGTGTGCGCGTTCCGGTGAGCAATGGTTGATTGTACAACATGACTATCGTGCTCCTCTTACGTGCTCGACTGCTTGGGTTGTCGACACGAAAACGCCTTTGGTGCGTTGCTCCTCTTGGTATGCGACCGCTTGTGAAGCTATCGCTGCGGGGTCGTCATCTTCGATGTGACCTCCCGAGAGCTCGCGAAACTCGACTGACCGCGGCAAGTGCGCGAGGAACTCTTCCTTGAAGAGGTCGAGCGCGGTGCGACTCTCGCCTTCGCCAAAGCTCACGACGGACGAGCCTTCGCCGTCGAGCAGCCGCATGAATCCGACCACGGTCTCTTTTGCGCAAGGCAGCGGACGCCCATCCTTGACCAACGACTCGAGGTACGAGGTATGGGAATCGAGCTTCGTCTGCTGTTCGCGCGCGGCGAGTTCTTCTTCGCGGCGCTTGAGCTCGGCTTCGCGTCGCGCAAGCTCGGCGGCCTTGTCCTCGCCAGCGGGTGGCGTTGGCGTCGCAGCGTCACCCGGTTCGGCGACTGCTGTCGCGTCAGCCTCCGACTTGGGTGAGTCCGCAGGCGCGTTAGATTCCGCCGACGGCTGAGCCGAACACTCTGGCGACTCAACCGCCGGCGGCGCCACGCTCACACTGCCCGACGCGTTCTCGGCACCTTCCGAGAAACCCGTTGCTCCAGCGGTCGCACCTGGCTCCGGTTGCACCGCAGCTTCCTGCGCCGCTGTCACATCCCAAGAGGGCAACGCCTTGTCGGCGTCCTCTTGTCCAAACTTCGCGATTAGCCAGTCGCGCATCGAGCGGAACAACCCCGCGACCGTGCGGTCATTCCAGTCACCGAACTCGACGGTTATTAGCCCCTCGTCCGAGTCCGCGAACGCAACCTGCTGCAAACCCTTGACCGCTGGCACCTGAGCGCCGAGGAACCCGACGTGGCGCAGATAGTAGACGCCCGGCACTGGATTGCCCGGCGCCTTGGGCGTGTAGAACGAGGCCGAGACTTTCTTATAGTCGCCGCGGTCCACTGCCTCTGCGAACGCCGGGTTGATTTGGTCCCCCAACGCCACCATTCGGTCTTCAGCAAACTGAACTGACTTCACCCAGCCAAAAGCCGGGTCGTCATGCTTCGGGTGTCCGATGACAATCGGCGCCTCGTGCAACTTCGGATCGTACGCCTTCGCAGACGCCTCGAGTTCGGCTGCCGAAAAGTTGATCGCAGTCCCGCGCATGTCGACATGGCGACCTGGCTTGAATATCTCGATTGCGGTTGGCATCGCTGAACGGACCTTGCCAGCGATTGCACAACACCATCAGCCCGAAGCCTTACGGGTCAACGCGTCCCCACGCGATTGCGCACACCATGGCACGGATCGGGTCAAGCACGCAATGTCTCGTCAGGGCCTTGGTCGCTCTACTTGCTGCACCTGCTTCAGACCGGACTCGCGAAAGCCACGCGTGGTGATGGTGAGCACGGACTCGGTGTTGAGGCGGTGACGCCAAAACGTCAACAGTCCGCCTTTGAACGGCCCGGTCACAATCTCGCATCCTTCCCAGGTCTCGAACTGCGTAACTCGGCGGACCATCGCAGAGCAATCGTTGAGCTTGGACCAATCGAGCGAGCCAGGGATTCTCCGTGCGACAAACTGCGCAGACTCGGGTGCCAGCGCGATGAACTGTAGTTCGTATTGCCCGCTAGCTAGACGTGGCTGCTCGTTGGCGATGTCAACTCTCATGCATACGTCCACGCCGTCAACGGTGCGACACTCCTTGCGACCGAGTTCGCCTTTGCTCAACTTCGCCAACGTCATGGCAGCCCATCGCGTGAACGCATCAACATCGTCGTGCTTGATGAGGTCGCTCGAACGCTCCGCGCGAGGTTGATTGATGAGCGTCGGAGTATTCGCTGGTGTGGATGCACTCGGGTTCGTGTCCCTCGCCGTGCACCTTTTCGCTACGCCCGCACTCACGGCTGCGACGCAGCCCAACAACAACACGCACCCAATCGCAGCTCGCTTCCCATCGACTCGCTTCGCCATTCCCCAAGCATAGTAGCCCCTGACACCGGTCTGCTGTTCAGTGTGGCGCATTGGGACTCTCGGCCGACAGGTTTTGGGTCCAACTTGCCCCAGACGGGTCATTTCGTCTCGGGTACTGAACACCCGATGCCCACGCGAAGGCTGTAGGCGGGTTGTAGGCACGCGCTTTCGGGGTGCTCAGCGTCCGCGAGTGCGACCTGGGGTGAGATCGGCGCGTCAGCGCGGCGGCTAGCCGGCAGCGGACACTTGGCCGACGCCGCGTTAGAACGCGGTCGCGTCACCGAGAGCGTGCGGCGAGGATTGGAGCAACCGCACGGTGCGCTTCAATCGCTGCGCTGACCAATTTTTGAAAGCAGTGGCCCGATTCTCCACGGCCTAGCTCTCTTAGTGCGTCGACCGTGTCGCCCACGATCGCATCCTCATCCTCGGCAGAAAGGCTCGCACCAGCCTCACTGTAAGCAGCAAGCGCAGGCTGCAGCAAGCGTGCGATGCATAGGATCTCTTCCGTATCTCGGATCTCTGCGTCGAGTGGGTTCGCAAGACGATCGGGTTCAGACGACCGCAGTCTGTTACCGGTTCCAGTCAGCACCCAATCGAGACTGAAGCCGGTAGCAGCTGCCAGATTCCCAGCCGCCAACAGTGACGGCGCAACATTGCCCGATAGGTACTGTTCCAGCTGCCTGAGAGAAACGCGTGCCACTTCGGCGGCTTTTGGCTGCGTTCCAATGGCTTCGACCATATCTCGAACGCGCCGCGCCAGCGCGACTCGCTCCTCGGAAGACAGGTCCTTCGTCGACGATTTATTCGCCATGCCGCATTTGAATTCGGGTGACCCGCATTTAATATTGACCACCGCATTAGAACGCGGCATAGTCCGTTGTCGAAACGTTATGCCTACATTGACCCCGAAAGACCACGACGCGCAATCCTGCTCAACCGTTCAGACACCCCTGCATCCGGAGCAG